TCTGCTATTGTTGTTTCTGTTCCAAATAAAACTAAGTGACGATCGGGCGTAGAGACTAACATGTCTCTAGATGCTGTTGGTGCACCAGAAATAATAGTAGCTCTGGTTGCTGTTGCATTACTTAAATCTGAATCCCATTCAAACACAGCACCATTAAAAATTAAAGCCAACAAAGTACTTCCTAAATTATCCAAGGCCCATAGTCCGGGCTCTGCGACTTTGTCGGTTGTAGAAGAGGCTTCGTTCCATGCACTATAGCCAGTAATATTTGTAATGGTTGCTCCATCTGAGTGAAGAGCAGCTGTTGTTCCATTAATTTCTCGAACAACTCCAGTTAATACATTTGAACTAATTCCAGTATAACTAATATCCTCTGTGTCTATTCTTATTTCACTAGTCCCGCTGGTAGGAAAACCTAATGAACTGGT